GCGCTGACCGCCGAATGGGAAGGCCCACGCCAATGCCTATCGTCGTGACCCCGCCGCCCGGCGACGCCGCCGACGGGCGCCTCCCGGCGCATCTGGTCCGCACGCTCGTATGGCACCGTGCCACCAACGGCTACGACCCCGCCGACGGCGCACCCGACACGTCGTGGGTCACGACCACGCTCCAGGGGCGCATCGCCCGCCCGGCGACGCAGGAAACCGGCGACGCGGGGCGGCAGTCCTCATCGGCGCGGGTACGCCTGCTGACGAACACGCCGGGCATCGGCACCGCCGACCGGGTAACCGACCCGCTCACCGCCGACGTGTGGGAAGTGGACGGCGACCCGCAGCCCGTATTCGGCGCCGACGGGCTACACCACTACGAGGCCCCGCTACGGAAGGTGGAAGGCTGACACATGCTGAAGGTCAACGCCAAAGCGCTGGACCGCATCGCGCAACGCGAAGCCGCCCCCGCAACACGCAAGATCGCCGACAGGATCGCCGCGTCCGCAGCGGCCCTCGCCGGTTCCGCGCCCGTCCGCGTCATCCGCGACGACGGCAACACCGCGACCCGCGCCCGGTCCGCGATCATCCTCACCGGCCCCAGCCCCGCCGCCCGCAAAGTCGCGCGCGACGCCGGGCTGGCCGCGTTCCGGGCAGCCGGGGGGCAGTGAGATGTTCGACGCGGAATGGCCCGACCCTGTCGCCGAGACCGCCGCCTACCTCACCGCCGCGCTCGACGTGCCGGTGCGCTGGGCCGTCCCCAACCCCCGCCCGACCGCCTTCGTGGTGGTGCGACTGGCCGGTGACGCGGGAGGCCCCCGCTGGGCCGAACGCGCCGCCCTCGACGTGGAATGCTGGCACGGCGCGCCGCACGGCAACCCGAAACCGGCGCATACGCTCTCGTCGCGGGTGAAACGGGCGCTGCTGGCCGCGCCCGCCGCAGACAACCGCATCGGCGACGCCTGGCTCACCGGTCGGGCGTTCATGCCCGACCCCGACTCGGCGTGCCCCCGCGTCGTGCTCGGCGCCGTGGTGCTGCTACGCCCCTACGCCCCACCGGCACCCTGAATGAAACGCAAACCAACCCCAACCCGAAAGGAACCCTCACAATGGGTAACGCAGACCTGATCTTCGCTGGCGCCGGGCGGTGCCTGTCCGGCCCCGCCGGAACGACCCTCCCCGCCGACATTGACGACATGGCGAGCCTGGACCCCGCCCTGGTGGACCTGGGCATCGTGTCCGAGGACGGCCTCGAGCACGCCTTCAACCCCGACAAGACCATCATCAAGGACTGGAACGGGCGCCCCGTCCGCACCATCGGCACCGCCGTGGAGATCACCTTCAAACTGCGGTTCCTGGAGACGAACGCGGAAGTCGTGCAGCACTACTACGGCACCGAAGTCCAGTCCGCCGGAACCGGCAGCAAGGTCGTCCTCGGGCAGCCGTCCGACCCGGCGACGGCCCTGGTGATCCCGACGGAGGACGCCGCTACCGGCGCGATGCGCGTGTACGTGCTGCCGCGCGCCGAAGTGTCCGACCGGGGCGACCAGACCGTCAAGCCGGACGAGACCGGCTACGAACTCACATTCACGGCCCTCTACGACCCGGACCTGGGTTCGTGCGGGTACGTCCTGTACTCCGAGGATCTGACCGCCCTCACCTCGCCGTAGCCCCCCCCGAAACCCCTTGCCGGGGCGCGCGGGTGGGTGCAGCCCCGGCAAGGACTACCGAACCACACCCACCCCCCTCACCGCACAACCTCCGCACGAAAGGCACCCACCCCGCCCATGAGCACCAACGACCTGGCCGCTGTCCGCGCCGAAGCCCTCCAGAAGCCCGCCGAAGTCACGTTCCGTGACGCCAAGTTCACCATCGAACCGCCCGACGGGTGGCTGTTCGACTTCGCGCACTACGCCGACCGGCAGCAGATCACCCGCTGCCTCGAAACGGCGCTGGGCGCCGTGCAGTACGAGCAGTTCCGCACGATGACCCCCCGCCCCACGATGACCGAGGTAGCGCAACTCATCGAGCAGATCACGTCCCGCTTCAACATCGACCAGGGGGAATGACCCGCCTCTACCGGCTGCTGCGGGACCACGCCGCAGAGGTAGAGGCAGACCTCCAGCGCTACTACCGGGTTGACCTGCGGGACTTGTGGCGCGGCGGGTTGACGATGCGCCGCCTCCGCGCCCTGATCGACGGGCTGCCCGGCGACGCGATGCTGTGGACGGCGGTGCGCCGCCGCCCCGACACCGTACCCGCCCCCGCGAACACCGACGCGCTGCGGTGGGGCACCGACCAGGAACTCGCCGCCGCCATGATCGACGCGATCCGGGAGGTGACCTGGGCCGTCATGCAGGCCAACGCGCGCGGCGCCGTGAAACGACCTAAACCGTTCCCCCGGCCCCGCGTCGGCGCCGCCGCGCAGCAACGCACCGGGGGCATGTCGGCGCAGGCCCGCGCCCGCATCGACTCCTGGGTGAAGTCCAGCGGCCTACGCCGCGCCGGAACCCGCCCACCAACCACAGAAGGGGCGCCGCATGGCCGCAACTGAGATCGCCACCGGATACATCAGCATCGTCCCGTCGCTCAAAGGGTTCTCGGCGTCGTTGAGCGCGCAGATGGCCCCGATGCTGGCGGGCGCGGGGGCGACCGCCGGGCAGCAACTCGGGAACGCCGTAGGCGACAACTACAACAAGGCCCTCGCGTCGAAACTCGACGGGACCGGCAAGAACCTGACGAAGTTCTTGAGCGTCCCGCTCGCGGCGGTCGGCGCTATCAGCGTCAAGACCGCCGCCGACTTCGAGAGTTCCATGAGCCAGGTCGCGCAGGCCATCGGGAAGCCGGGGCAGCCGCTCGCGGAACTCACCGCCCTCGCCCAGCGGCTAGGCGCCGACACGCAGTACAGCGCCAACGAGGCCGCGCAGGCGATGGTCGAACTGGCGAAGGGCGGCTTCAGCGAGGCGCAGATCAAAGCCGGTGCCCTCAAGACCGCCATGTCGCTGGCGGCAGCCGGGCAAATGGACCTGGCGGACGCAGCGAACCTCACCGTGCAGGCGATGGGCGCGTTCAAACTGTCGTCGCAGGATTCCGCCGCTATCGCCGACGCGCTGGCCGGAGGCGCGAACGCGTCGTCGGCGAGCGTGCACGACCTGGCGCTGGCTTTGTCGCAGGCGGGCGCCGGGGCGTACCAGTCCGGTATGACCTTGCAGGAAACCACCGCCGCGCTCGCGGCGATGGCCGACGCGGGGGTGCAAGGTTCCGACGCCGGGACCAGCCTCAAGGTGATGCTGGGCAGGTTGCAGCCCGAAGGCCGCAAAGTCACCAACATGTTCCGCGACATGGGGCTGCTCGCCGAGGACGGCACCAGCAAGTTCGTCAACGCGAACGGCTCCTTCAAGTCGATGGAGGAGATCGCCGGGCTGCTGCAAGCGAAACTCGGTGGCCTGTCTGAAGCGCAACGCACCCAGGCCCTGCAAACCATGTTCGGGACGGACGCGTACCGCGCCGCCGCGATCCTCATGGAGCAGGGCGCCGACGGCATCGCCAAGTACGAGGCGGCCACGGCGAAGGCCGGATCGGCGCAGGAAGCCGCCACCGCGAACCTCGGGCCGACCTCCCGTGCGATTGAAGAAGCGAAAGGCGCCGCCGAAACGGCTGCTATCGCGTTCGGGGAGGCTCTAGCCCCGGCGGTCAGTAAGGCCGCGCGCCTGGCGCAGACCGGATTCGCGTGGTTCGGGCGGCTGCCCGGCCCCGTCCGCACCACCACGGCGACGGTAGCGGCGCTGGCCGTGGCCGTTGGCCCCCTGCTGGTCGTCACCTCGAAGATGATTACGGCTATCGGGGTGGTGCGGGGGGCGCTGCTCGGGGAGAAGGCGGCACTGGTCGCGTCGCGGGTAGCGTGGCTGGCGCGGCAGGCCGTGTTCGGCGTGCAGGCGCTGTGGGCCGTGGTGACGGTTATCGGCCAGGCGACCGCCGCATGGCTGCTCAACACGGCGCAAGTCGTCGCGAACAAGGTGGCGTTGGTCGCCACGAACATCGCCATGTACGCGGTGCGCGGCGCCGTCATGGCGTGGACCGCCGCCCAATGGGCCTTGAACGTCGCCCTCAACGCCAACCCGATCGGTCTCGTCGTCACGGCTATCGCGGCGCTGGTCGCCATCGTGGTGCTGCTGTGGAACAAGAACGAAGGGTTCCGCAACTTCATCCTCGCCGCATGGGACCAGATCAAGGTCGCCGCCGAGGTGATCTGGGGCGCGATCAAAAAGGTGTTCGAGGTCGTCTGGGAGGCTATCGCCTGGTACGTGCGGACGTACGTGACCGTCGTTAAGACCGTCGTCAAGGCCGTCTGGGACTTCCTGCAACAGGCCACCGATACCGTCTGGGGCGCGATCCGCCGCGCCATCGAAGTCGTGTGGGACGCCATCGTCTGGTACGTCCGCACCTACATCAACACCGTGAAGACCGTCGTCACAACCGTGTGGAACGGCATCAAGACCGCCACCAACGCCGCCTGGGACGCGATCAAGTCGCACATCATCGAGCCGATCTACGCCGCGTGGCAACGCGCCGTAGGAATAGTCGGGTCGCTGCGGGACGACCTGTCCGGGGTGTGGACCGCCGTAAAGACCCGCGCCGGGAACGCCTGGGACGCGATCAAAGACGCCATCACCGGCCCCGTCCAGGCCGTGTGGGGACTCATCCAGTCGGCGCTGGGCATCGGCGACAAAGGCGGCATCGCCGAAGGTGGCCCGCTAAGCATCCTCGTCGGCGTGTTCGACAAGGTCGTCGGGAAGATCGGCGAGAAGTTCGCCGGGATCAAAGCCGCAATCGTCGCCCCGATAGCCGACGCGTTCGACTGGGTGAACAAGAACGTCATCACCCGGCTCAACGACTCGGTGCTGGCCGAATTCGGCAACCTCCGCATCCCGCTACTGCCCGTCCCCGACGTGCCTAAGTACGCCACAGGCGGGTGGATCAGCGGGCCAGGCACCGGCACCTCCGACAGTGTGCTGATGCGCGGGTCGAACGGGGAGTTCGTCGTCAACGCGCGCGCCGCTAAAGCGAACGCGGCGCTGCTAGAAGCAGTCAACTCCGGCGCGACGGTGCAGTTGCAATCCGCCTACCCGAATTCGCAGCCGGGAGGCCCTTCCATCCCGACTATCCGGGCCATCGCCGACACGCTGTTCCGGAAGGGCGCCGAGGTAGCGGTCCGGGCTATCGGCGACCCCGCCTTGTCGTTCGTGAAGGCGACGTTCGGGGGGACGGTCGGCGGGGATCTGGCTACCGGCGCGTTCGGGACCGTCCTGGATTCGGTGGCGAAGTGGGCCGCGAAGCAGGAGATCGCCCCGACCCCGCTGATGGAGGCCCTGGCGAGCAGGTTCGAGCGGTGGGCCGACGAAGGCAAATGGGTGGGGGTGTCTACCTGCCTGCGGAACATCAACTTGTCGTTGCAGGAACTCGGGCGCGAATTCGGGTTCACGGTCAACTCCTTCGCGCTGGCGGGCACGGCCTACGAGGCCAACCGTGGAGTCGCGGCGTCGGGCATGATGCACCGCAACACGCGCGCGCCGCGCGGCGCCCTCGGGCACTGGGACCCGGGCATCGGGAACTACGCCGGGCACATCGCGGCGATGGACGGGCGCGGCAACTTCATGAACAACTTCTCGGGGGGGACGGTCGTGAAGTTGCCGCTCGCGTCGGCGATGAGCGGCTGGATGGGCTGGTCGTACCCTTGGTCGCTGATCGCGGGGGGCGGCAAGTACGACAACGGCGGCTGGCTCCAGCCGGGGTGGTCGCTGAACTTCAACGGCACGGGCCAGCCCGAAGCGGTGCTGACCGCCGACCAGTGGGACGCGGTGAAGTCCAGCGGCGGCGTCACCAACAACTGGACCGTGTACGCCAAGGAAGAACCGACCGTGGACGCCACCATGAGGGCGTGGCGGCAGTGGGAAACGCTACAAGGAGTGGGGTAACCGTATGCCTATCGTCGTGCCGTTCCCCACTCCCCCGTCGACGGTCTACCCGGTCGGGCAGCCGCCCGCGTTGACGTTGACGCGCGGCGCCGACGTGCTACCGCTGACGTTGACGCAAGGCTGGGTGGTGCTGCCTGGGGTGGAAGGGCTGGACGACCCGCCCCGGTCGCTGATCGAGGTCACCCCGGCGACCGGGGACGGGTCCATCGTCACCGATGCCCGCTACACCCCCCGCGAGGTGTTCCTGCCCCTGCACTACAAGGCGGGCACCACGGGGGCGTTGCGGGCGACGCTGCGGGCTGTGGCTTCGCTGATGGACGCGAAGGCCGGTCCGGTCACCCTCGAAGTCGCGCACGCCGACGGTACCCGCCGCTACTGCGACGGGTACCTGACGCAGCCCTACGGGCAGGCCCTCGGGTCCGGGGAAGGCGCGGGACTGTGGCGGCAGGTCGGGTTGCGGCTACGCTGCCCCGACCCGTTCTTCGCCGGGGACAGCGCGACCCTTTCCTGGGCGCTGGGCGGCGACCCGCCGCCTTTCCTCGGGGGCGAGTTCCTGCCTTTGGGGCTGGCGAATTCGCAGGTTCTCGGCGCCGGGGTGGAAGTCGTCAACGCGGGCGACGCCTACGCCTACCCGCTGTGGACGCTGACCGGCCCGTTCGACGCGGCCACAGTGTCGTGCGGCGCGTCGGAGTGGGCCGTCCCCGACGGCCTAGACGAAGGCGAAACCCTCGTGATCGACGCCCGCCGGGGCGTCAAGACCTGCACCGTGAACGGCGCGCCCGCCTGGGGCAGGCTAGCGCCCGGCTCCATCATTGAGTCGCTGCCGCCCGGCCCGACAACCCTCAACGTGGAGGCTGTCGGCGCGACCGCCGCATCATCTATCGCCCTGACGTACCGGGAAAGGTGGCTGACGGCATGGTGAACGATGCGGCCTGGCGGCTGGAAGTGTACGACGGGACGACCTTCACGCTGCGCGGCCTGTGCGACGCCTACACGCGCCTTTCCGTCAACCTGAAACACCGCGCCGGGGGCGGGTGGGCGTTAGAGGTGCCCGCCTCCCACCATCAAGCCGCCCTGTTCTCGGAAGGGGCGCGTATCGCGGTGTGGGCGGAATGGGACCGCGCCGCGCCGCTGATGAGCGGCCCCGTCACGGCGCTGGCGACCGTCACACCCGACGCTAACCGGCCCGCGATGCTCACCGTCAGCGGCGTGGACGACACTGCCCTGCTCGCCGACCGCATCGTCCTCCCCGACCCGTCCTCCCCGCCCGACGACCAGGCCGCGGACTCGCATTGGACGTACACCGGCCCGGCGGAAGCCGCGATCCGCGAGGCCGTCGGTCGCAACGCGGGCAGGACCGCCCTGCCGTACCGGCGGTTCTGCGACAACGACCCGCACGGGAGGTTAGCGTCGGGCTGTATCGGGTCGGTGCGGAACGTGTCGGCCAGGTTCGACAACCTGCTCACCCTCGTCAACGACCTGGCCTCGCTGGACAACCTCGCGGTGAGGCTGTACCAGCCGCCCGGCATCCGCGACCTGCACCTGGACGTCGCCGCTACCACCGACCGCTCGGAAGCGGTGCTGCTGTCGTTCGGGGCGGGTACGCTCAACGCGGCGAACGCCACCGTCACCGCCCCCACCGCCACGCATGTCCTGGTCGCGGGAGGGGGGGAAGGCACCGACCGGCTACTGCTGGAACGCGCCGACCCGGCACTGGCCGCAACATGGTCACGGCGCATCGAAACGCTACGCGACGCCCGCGACACCGACGACCTCGCGGTCCTCGCCGAACGCGGCGACGAAACCCTCGCGGAGGCGGGCGCGACCGCAGGGCTGTCCCTAGACCCGACGGACCTGCCCGGCCAGCAGTTCGGCGTGCACTACCGCCTCGGCGACACGGTACGGGTGACCGTCGCAGGTTCAACCTGGACTGACGTGGTGACCGCCGTGCAGATCGACGTGACCGCCGACGGCGGCGCCGCCGTGAAACCGTCCGTCGGGAACCCCGACACCGCCGACCTCAACACCCCCCTGATCTACCGGCGCGTCCGGGACATCATCAGACGCATCGACGCATTGGAGCGCAGGCAATGAGCATCACCAGTTGGCCTTTCCACAACGGCAGCAGCGGCACCCCCGTGTACGAGGACCAGTGGACGCGGATGGCCCGGCAGTGGGCGCCGTCGGGTGTCGTCGGATACCCGCTGGACTCGCAGTTCCAGGTGTACGCGAACAACTCCGGGCGGGAGGTACACGTGCGGGCGGGGGTGGCGTGCGTACGCGGGCATTGGGTCCGGTCCACCGCCGAGGAAACCCTGCCCGTCGCGGCGAACCCGTCGGGCGACCCGCGCGCTGACCGGGTGGTGCTGCGGCTCGACCCGTCCGCGAACAGCATCACCTTGGCGGTGCTGACGGGAACCCCCGCCGGGGGGATCATCGGCCCGCTGCCGCCCACCCCCGAAACCACCGACACCGGCGTCTACGACTTGCCGTTGGCGGTCGTGAACGTAGGGCCAGGGGTAGCCGCGATCACCGCCCCCGACGTATCCGACGAACGCGTCTACGCCTCGCCCCCGCCGCTGACAGGCGCATCCGGCAGGGTTCCGCTGGACCCTGCCCCCGGACAACTCATGAAAGAGGCTGACACCGGGCTGCTGCGGGCGTGGGACGGCGCGCAGTGGGAAACCGTCAACGCCGACCTGCTCGAAGAATGGGTGGTCGTCGCTGTTGCGGCGCCTTACGCGACCCAGCCTGCCGCTGCTGCCGCGAAGTTCAAATACTGGCGGCGCGGCACGGAAGCGACCCTGGCCGGTTCGCTGAACCGCACCGTCTCGGAAGCCTCGAACGCCGTTCTCGTAGCGGCAGGGGCGATGCCCACACCGCAGGCAGAACGCCGGTTCAACGCCTTGGCCGTGAACAACACGACCGGCGCGTGGACCGCCGCCCCGTGCCAGATATATACCGACGGGACGCTCGTCGCCTCACTGCCGTCGGCGGGGGCGTACAGCGTGTTCTTCGACTCCTGCTTCTACACAATCTGAGAGGCTCCCCCCGCTATGAGATTCCTGTACGGGCTTACGTCTGCGGACGTGACAACATCGACCACGGGCATGGTGCTCCCGCATGTGCCCGGCCTGACCGTCTGGTACGACCCGGAGCGCAGCGCACGCTGCCTCGACCTGGCTGACCTTGACGGTGCGGAGACGACCTCGCTTACGTCCGACGGCTACGGCAGGATCGGCTGCTACGGCCCCCACGGGTACAGGGGGAACCTGTGGGTCGATCCCGGCACAGGCGCCCCGCTCGTCTTGCTGCGCCCGGTTGACCTGTTCGGCCCGCAGGGGGAGCCTGGCCCCGCCGGTCCTGCAACAATCGGCGGGCTACTCACCGGCAGGGGGGATCTGGCCGTAGGCCGGGGCGACGGGACAGCGATTCGGGCAGCCGCTGGCGCTGACGGTGCCGCCGTGGTCTACGACTCCGCTGCTGCGGGCGGGGTCGGCTCGCTCCCGCTATGGACCGGCGTTCGCAACATTGTTCCGGGAGGCGTTGCTACAACGTCCGACCTCGCAGCGTTCATAGGGGACCGCGCCACCGTCGCACTTGACACTTCGAATAAGCCGAGCGGGCAGGCCTCCAGCCTCCTTGTGACCGCGACCAGCACGCCCGCGAACGCCTACGCCTGCGGCAATGCCTCTCTCGGCACTCTCGACGTGACCGACCTGGCCGGCAAAGCCTGTACGTTGTTCTGGGCGGGTCAGTCAAGCGTGCTCAGCGGGACACTGACGTTCCGAATCATGTACTTCCTTGCGGACGGCACCACCGCCGCCTCGACCCCGTACAACACCAAGACGCTGACCATGAGCGGTGCCTGGCAGGAGAAGGCCGACAGTATCACGATCCCAGCCGACGCCCGGCGGGTCAGTTTCCGCGCCTACGCGACGACAACGGCAGGCCAGACCTACCGACTGGCGAAGATAGGACTAGCCGAGGGCACGCACGCGACGTGGGTGGCCGGTGCAACGCTGCTGTCTGGGCCGTTCGTCCCCGACTCGAGCGTCCGCACCGCGTCGATCACCCCCGGGGCTGTGGGCGCCGGGGCGATGGCCGCGCAGGCTGTGGGCCTCCTGGCGTTGGCAGAGGACGCCCAGGTCGCCGCCGGGGCGCTGGTGTCTTTGGAGGACGCGGCAGGCGTGAGCGTGGTCAAGGCCCGTAGCAACGTGGTCAGCCAGACCCTCAACAGCAGCCGCAACTTCGTCCAGCAGACCTCGTGGCAGGTCGCCGGGACCACGGTATCCAACGCCAACGACGAGATCGGCCCGATCCGGCTGGACTACAGGGGCCTGGTCGATGAGTGGATGGGCGCTAATCACGTCGTGCAGGGCTGGGAGGTGCCCGCCGGGTCGCTGACCGCCGCCGACATTGGCAAGGTGTGGCAGTCGGGCACCCTGCGCATGACACTGCTGGATGTGGCTGGGGGCACCGCGTCCTTCTCGATGCGCCACAATGCGGACGCGACCAGCGCTGACAAGACCAAGCCCACCGGGACCTGGACCAGCACTTCAGGCGGCCCGTCCATCGACTTCACGCCATGCACCAGCGGCGGCTACTTGCAGCCCATGACCGTCAGCGGGCCGCTGTGGACCCCTGGCCGGGCACGCATGCTGGCGCGGGTGTGGACCAACCGCATCGTCGGGTGGGACACCGTCGTCCTGGCGCAGCAGGCGTCGGTGGGGACGAAGGTGGACTACGCGGCCCTGGCTCCGCTGGCGATCCTGGAGAACATCTGGCGGTGGCCGGGGGACCAGCCGGGGGTCATCATCGTGGATTCCAAGGTGACAGCGGGAAGTCAGGGGCTGACCGTGAAGATGTGGAGCGGGTTGCAGGCTGAGGCGCGCTCCCAGCCGTACCGCTTGAGCGCGTTCGTGGGGACCACGGGCACCGGGATGGACACGTGGGCTGTGCCCACGAGCCAGATTTACGCGGCGCCCGCCAACTGGGTCGGCGGGCAGCCGCCGACCTGCGTCATGCACCAGTTCACCTACGGGGTCGGCGGTGGTATCGCTATCGGGTCGCTGGGCTGCTCCCGTGACCGGGGGCTGCTGACCGAACTGGCTGCCCGCACCAACGACTCAGGCGGCAAGGCGTACATCGTCGCGGTGGGGGCGGGGAACGGCACGGTCGGGGCGGGTGAGACGGTCTGGCATCGCGGCTTCCGCTCCACGACCGCCGAACCGGCCACGTCCGACCGTGGCCTGCACATTGTCAAAGACCCCGCCACTGGGGTGGTGCGCTGGTGGCTGATGGCCGGATCGACCGGTGCGGCCACTCACCCGGCGGCGATTATGCACGCCGGGAAGCGGCTTGTGAAGGCGCGCGGCACGGCGACCGTTGACCCGCTGGTCACCCCGACCGGCTGCACCGTGACCGGTGCCGGGTGGGCCGAAGGCACGGTCGAGTGGTGACTCTCGGGGAAGGCTCTATGACGATGACGCAGTACGACGACGCCGTATTCGCCGCCGCCGCCATCTTGACGGCGCTCACCGTAATTCTGGGGGCGCTGGTCAAGTTGTACAACGTGGCTAAGCGCATCGACGGGGCGATAGGCGTGGACGATTCAGGCCGCACCATCAGTCAGCGCCTCACGTCCGTGGAGGACGCGGTTCTCCCGTCTGGGAAGCAGACCCTCCCGGCGCGCGTCGATCAGATCGAACTGGAGGTGAGGCGGATGGCGTTGGAAGTCGGCATCATCCGGGAGGTCGTCGTCGGCGGGAAACACTCGAAACACCTGAACGCATGGAAGGACCGGAATGATACGTGAACCGCTGTTGAAGAAGGGCGCCCTGCTGGCGGCACTGGGGCCGACGTTGGCCTTGCTGGCCGTGTTCGGGTTGCCGCTTACCGACGCGCAAACGAAGGCCGTCCTGGCGGCGGTAGCGGCGTGGCTGCCTATCCTGACCGCCTTGTGGGCTAGGGGCGACGTGACGCCCGTAGCCGACCCGCGATCCGCGGACGGGGCGCCCCTCGTCGTTGAAGAACAGGACTACTGAAATGAGCACCGCAACCGCCCGTAAGGGTAAGGCGCCGCGCGGCGCCGTGAACACGTCCCCGCCGTACCGAATCGTCTGGTGGGACAACCCGGCCTGGATGGACGACGAACCGGTTGACGAACGCCTCAAGTCCGCACTGCAATGGGTGGAGCGCGAGACGGGCATCAAGGTTCTCGTCGTGCAGGGCTGCTACAAGGCCAAGTACGGGGGCGGCGCTAACGCTTCGGCCCACACCCACGATGAGGGCGGCGTCGTGGACGTGGCCGTGAAGCATCTGTCCCGCTGGCAGCGGATTCGGCTGGCGCACGCCTTCAAGCGCGCCGGGTTCGCGCAGTGGTATCGGCGCGGCCCCGGCTGGGTCGGGAACGAGCACTTCCATTGCGTGTTGCGGGGCCACCGCAACCTGCACCCCGAGGCGGCTGCCCAGGTGGTGGCCTACGACGCCCGGCGTAACGGCCTCGTGTCGAACCTGCTTGACCGGACGTGGCGCCCGAAAGTCAAGCGGCGCTGGTCGCACCGGCAGAACAAGCCGATCCTCGGCAAGTAGGCTTACCCGGTACCACAGTAAGGAGCGTTGCCCTTCCGGGGAGAGACGCAGCAGGCAAAGAAACCCCCCACACCCTTAGCCGGGTGTGGGGGGTTTCTTTGCGTCTCGGGCAGCCTCGTCAATCGTCGGTGGCTTCGGCCTGGCACTCGTCGCACGGGATGGTGTGCTCTTGCCCGGCTTGTTCCTCGGGGCAGAACTCATCGCAGTGCTGGCAGTGAGGGTAGGTGATCATCGGGTTCACCCCCTCTCGGCTGTCGGAGCGGTCGCCGCTTCGAGTGCAGCGCTCATCGGGCCGCACCCCCTTCGGCGAGCCAGGCGAGCAGGTCGCAGCCCGCCCGGTGCCAGCGCTGGCCGACGGGTTCACCGAACCAGGCCGCACCGCAGGCGGGACACGGCCCGTTGGGGCGGTCGCCGCGCGTGTCGGCTAGGTACGCGGCGACCTGTTCCGGGGTGCGGGCGGTGGGCGTCCCTTCGGCTGCGATGGCGCAGGAGACGCAGGAGCCGTCACCGCCGCAGAAGCACGTTGTTTCGCAGGCGGGGCAGTCGTACAAGGCGCCCGGCGCGTGGGGGTAGTCGGCGTGGCGGCTCACTTGGTTTCTCCTTGCTCGGCGGCGGGCTTGGGGTCGGTGACGCGGGCTGGGCCGTCCATAGGGATCAGCAGCCGGGAGCGGTCGGCGTAGGTCAGCAGGTCGGCGCCGGTGCCGCTGGTGACGGCCACCGCCGCGTCGTACAACTGCCAGGCGCTGATGCGCCCCTGCTCCCACAGGCGCAGCATGACGGCTGCCTTGGGGCGGCGGGCCACTCTGGCCCAATGCTTCCTGGTGGGCGAGTTGGTCTGCGAGTAGCCGAAGGCGCTACCCGTTGCGCGGGCGACGATGGCGGCTTCGCGTGCCTGCTCGCGGCAGGCGGGGCAGCCGTTGTCGTGGAGGGTGGAGACGGTCTTGAACAGGTCGGTGAGTACGGGAGTGGTCATGGGCTGGGTTCCTTTCAGGAGGCGAGGGACAGGTAGGCGAGGGCTTCGGCGAGGCTGTCGGCGGTGACGGTCCATTCGGGTGCACCGCCGTTGAGGGAAAGGTCAACCGGGGGGCGGTCCATCAAGTCGTTGAGGAAGTAGCGGCCACCGGTGAAGTTGCCGTAGGGCCAGGTGACGGGGCGGGCGTCCTCGGGGTAGCGGTCCCAGCAGCGGTCGTCGGCGTCGAAGAACTCGACCATCTTGCGGCCTGTGTCGTTGACGACGGTGCCTGCTGGGCCGTACTTCTGACCGGGGGCGATGAGGCGGACGGTGAAGGTGCGGCCCGAGGGGCTGTGGGCGGTAGTGACGGCGGTCATGGTTCAGGCCTCCTTGGCTTCGTTGGTGCGGCGCAGCAGGAAGGCGATGCTTCCGATGGCTTCGCGGGTGGCGGTGCGCTTGGTTTCGGCGGTGGCGAGGTCGCGGGCCAGGCCGGGGATGTTGAGCATGGCCGGGAAGTTGGGGTCGTACTGGGCGGCGCGTTCGGCGATCTGCGCGGCGAGTTTGATGCAGTCCTGGGTGGCCGACTCGTACGTCCAGAGGGTGTGGTCGGCGACCATGTGCAGGTCGCTTCCGTCGAAGTCGGTGCCGTAGGTGTCGGTGAAGGTGGTGGAGAGCATTGCGGTTGCCCTTTCGGTTGGTTACTTTGTTACTAGAACTATAACCATATTTCTGATGGGAGGTAAAGCCTTTCGGGCAACCAATTCCGTAAGAACTCCTAGACGGCCATCGGCAGGCCCGCTACCGCCCGCCCGATCTGCTCGTCGTTGACCTGCGTATACACCTGCGTCGTTTGCAGGTTGGCGTGGCGCATTGACTCCTGAACCACGCGCATCTGCGCGCCCCCGGCCACGAGTTGCGTCCCGAACCAGTGGCGTAGGCTGTGCGCCGACCCGGCCACCCCGCACCGCTTCATGTGCTCCGCGACGACCCGCGACACGTTATGCCCGGTGACGTGCTGATCGGCGCGGGCGCCGTAGGCCGGGAACCACCAGCCGCTGTCAGGCATCCCAGCGGCGTACCGCGCCAGCGCCGGGTGCAGCGGCAGGACGGCCTCGCGGCGCCCCTTCCCCGTCACGAACAAGTGCCCCTCGACAATGTCCTCCCCGGCGACGGCGGCAATCTCCGAGACCCTCAGCCCGGCGTACGCCCCCAGCAGCAGGTAGCCGCGTAGGCGCCGGGTGCGCGCCCGCGCCAGCAGCGCCCGCAACTCGTCGGTGGTGACGGGGTGCGGCACGCCTGCCGCTACCGCCACGTTGTCTACCTGGCCCATGGGGTTGTCGCCGCGTAGGCCGCGCCGGTGCATCCACCCGAAGAACGCCCGCAGCGCGTCGGTGTAGGCGCGGCGGGTGCTGGGCTTCCAGGCGGGGTTCGACCCGAGCCACCGTTCGATGGCCCACACGTCGGCGGTGAGGGGGTCCAGGCCGCTATGGACAACGATGCGGAGGCGTTCCTCAACGGTGCGCGGCGACTTGCCTTGGGCGCGCATAGAAGCCGCCCACAATTCGAGTACCCCCGCCTGGTTAGTCACGTAAGGGGTTATACCCCTAGCGGGCGCAAACATGGTGAGATCTCGGCCACACGCGGCAACGCGCCAGGGGGCGCCGTGGCCGCGAACACGCGCCCTTTGGATTAAAAGTCCGCTGCGCTACCAATTGCGCCATAGGGGCGTCGTCGCGCCGCTTCGGTGGGCGGCGCGTCTGCCCGGCCATCCTACCGCCCCCCTGCGGCGGGAAAGGGACGAAGCCGTCGAACCCGTTGAGCAACTGGTCTACGGAGCAGTCGAACAGCCCGGATAGGGAAACCAGGTTCTCTACGGTCCAGTGTGAAGATCCGCGCATGCGGCCCCGGTAGACCTGGTCGGAGACGCCGAGGGCGCGGGCTACGTCGTCGCCGGTCTTGTTGTCGCGGGTCATGAGGACGGCGACGGTTTGGCTGATCCAGCGGTGGCGCTGGTCGATGCTCATGGTTGCGTGTTCCATGACCGTGAGCGTAACGAATTGTTACGGCACGTAACAACATGGCGCCCGGGATTCGGGTAAACGCGCCCGGCGCGCCGTTACGGAAACCACTAGCGGCGTTACGTTTCGTAACGTAACGTTACGGCCATGACCGCTACTGCAAGCGCGAAACGCGCCCTCATCGAGGACCGGCTGGGCACCCCCGTCGCCCCCCTCATCAGGCAATTCCGCCGCGACGACCGCTCCTGGCGGTGGATCGCCGCCTACCTGTCCGAGCGGTCCGGTGTTCCGGTATCGCACGTCGCCGTGCGCCGCTACGCGCAGCATTCCGGCGGGGCGGCGGCATGATCGACTTCCTGACGGCTGAAACCGCACGGATTCTCGCCGAGGCCCGCTCGCAGCAGCGCACCGCCCGCGCCCACGACCGCCACGCCCTCGCCCTCGCCGCCGCGTTCGGCGTGCTACTGGCGCTGGGGTGGCTCGTCACCGCGACCGTCGTTGCACTGTGGGCGGCGGTACTGCTGCACAGGGCCAACGCGCGCTACCGGCGGGCGCTGGCCCACCTCCACCTCGCCGCCTGGCTACAAGGCCGGGTGCCCCAATGACGGAACACCCGCACCCCGACGACGGCCTCGACCGCGACGGCTTCCACGCCCTCAACCCACGCGAAACCTTCTACTACCACCGGTGGTTCGTGCCGGGCGTACCCCAACCCAAAGGCAACCTGCGACGCAACCCGCACACCGGCGCCCTGTACGACGCCAACCCCCAGTTGCAGACGTGGATGGACAGCATCGTCCTGGTCGTTACCGCATCGCGCCCCGTACCTTTCCCCGCCTCGCAACCCGTCCGGGTAGACCGGTCGTACGTGATGCCCCGCCCCGCGTCCCACTGGTCCGGGCGTACCGAAGGAACCCTCACCCCCGCTGCGGCCGACACGTACTGGCACCGCACCAAACCCGACCTCGACAAGTTGGACCGGGCGGTGTTCGACGCGCTTACCCGTTCCGGCCTCATCCGCGACGACTCCCGCATCGCTGGCGGCAACCACTGGAAGGTGTACGCCGCCCCAGGGCAGCGCGTCGGGCTGTACCTACGGGTGGCGGGGCTGGCCTCATGAAGCACGCCGACCATCACGTGATCCGCTGCGGGGGCTGCGGCGACTGGACGTTCCTCGGCGCCGACTGCGGCACCTGCGGAACCCGCGCCCCCCTCCACCGGCCACACCCGAAACCCACCCGGAAAGGCGCCCCCCAATGACCACCCCCACCGACCACCACTGCGACGTGGTAGCGCACGTCAACCCCGGCGGGTACGCGGCGCTGCGCTGCGACCGCCACACCCCGGCGCACCCCGGCTGGCACCACGACCCCGACCGGCGCCTCCTGTGGCGCCTGGACCCCATCGTCGGCCTCATCACCTGCGACGTGGTCCTATGAGGGGCACCCGCGTAGGCATCAAACCCAACACGCCGACCTGGCTGGCGTGGCGGGCACGCGGCATCACCGCCACCGACACCGCCGCGATCCTCGGGCTGTCGCCGTACAACTCGCCGTTCAACCTGTGGTGGCAGAAGGCCGCTACCCGCGCCGCCCTCGCCGCCGGGGAAACCCTCACCGAGGCGCCCCGCTCGCAACGCTTCCAACTCGGGCACGACCTAGAACCGGTGATCGCGCGGCACTTCACCGCCGACGTGCTCCCCGAAGGCACACGGCTCGCTTCGGGCGGCTGCTGGCAAGGCAAAGGTAAAGACTCCTGGCTGAGGGCCACCCCCGACCGTGTCCTGTACTCCCGGCGCGGGCGCACCCCCCTGGCCGTAGTCGAGTTCAAGACGGACACCGGCGGGCAGTTCGGCGACGACCCCGGCGACGGTGTGCCCGTCATACCGGTGCATTACCGGGCGCAACTGCTCCACCAGATGGTCGTGGCGGGGGTGGCCGAGGGCTGGCTGTCGGTCCTGACGGGGCAGTTCTACGTGCGCCACTACTGGGTCGCGGCGCAACCCGGCGAACTCGAAGCCGTCTACAACGCCGCCGCCGCGTTCGAGGATTCCTTACACGGGCAGGAACCGCCGCCCGTGGACGGGCACGAAGCCACCGCGCAACGCATCCGGGGCCAATACCGGGGGCTGATCGACGCCGAGCAGGAACTACCCGCCGCGCTCGCCGCCGAATACGCCGGGGTGCTCGCCGCGCAGAAAGCCATCAACGCCTGGGCCGATTCGGTGAAGAACCGTGTCGCCGCCGCGATGGGCGACTACCGGTACGCCGTCACGCCCGACGGGGAGAAAGTCGCTACCCGCTCGGTGTCCTGGCCGATGCGCCCCGAAGCCGCCTCCTACCGGGAGGCGCTGGAATCCCTCAACCCCGACTTCCCCTTCGCGCCGAACGTGCTGTCGCGGCGGGCTACCCGGCCCGTCGTCAAGGTGCTGCCCGCGCGGCCCAAGAAACCGGCCAAAGGCCGGACCATCACCACACAAGGAGAAACCCGGTGAACACCACCCCACCCAAGCGCCCGCAAACCAGCGGGCAGACCGTCACCGACGCCGTAGCCACCCGGCCCGAACCTGCGGGCGCCGCCCCGGCCCGCGCGGAAGCCGCCGCCCCGCCGTCGATCTTCGACATGGTGCGGAGGGCCAAAGGCGAATTCGCCTCGGTGCTGCCGTCGCACGTGAAACCCGACGTGTTCACCCGCGTGGCCGTGGGCGCGCTGAAACGCAACGAGGAACTCCAGAAAGCCGCGATCCGTGACGGCGCTTCGCTGATGCACGCGCTGATGGAAGCGGCCCGGCTCGGACTGGAACCCGGCACCGACGAATACTGGCTGACCCCCAAAGGCGGGCGGGTACTCGGGATCGTCGGGTACCAGGGCGAGATTGAACTGATCTACAGGGCGGGGGCAGTGTCCGCAGTGAAGGCGGAGATCGTCTGCGAGAACGACGTGTTCCGCTACCACCCCGGCACCGACCAGTTCCCCCACCACGAAGTGGACTGGTTCTCCGACCGGGGCGCCCCCAGGACCGCCTACGCCTACGCGGTGATGTTGAACGGGTCGATCTCCAAACCAGTCGTCCTTGACCAGGCCCGCATCAAACGCGCCATGGAGGCGTCGGCGACGGCAGGCAAGTCACATTCCCCGTGGACGACGGACTACGGCCCGATGCTGCTCAAGACCGCCGTGCACGACCTCGCGAAGTGGGTTCCGACCTCGGCAGAGTACCGGCGGGAGCAGTTGCGCGCCGTCGCCGACGTGCAGGCCGAGCAGTTGCGGGAACGCCCGGCCCGTCCGCCTCGCTTCGTTGACGACGAAACCGGAGAAGTGCTCGACGGTGAGGTGCTGGACGGCGACGTTGCTGATGACGGCGGTGCGGCATGAGCCGCCCGCGTTGCCCCGAGACGGTCACCGTGCGGGGGGTCGCGTTGCGCTGCGACCGGGAACCGGGCCACTTCCAGCACGACCCGTACCACTACGACATGCAGCAGGACGCGACCTGGACTCAGCACAACGACACGGTCCTCGTGGAGTTCCGTACCGTCGGGACTGTCGCGTGAACGGCCACGGCCTGACCAGGCTGTCGTCCTGGCATGGGGTGTGCGAGTGCGGCACGGAAGTGTACGGGCGGCTCGGCGACGAATTGTCGTTGCAGCGCGCCCACCGGCTGCACGTGTGGCACGCCGCCGCGCAAAGCCGTGGCAACGCGCCCACGGCCGCTAACCGCCACCCGGCAGGCCAGCGCGCCCCCCGCGAGGGGGCCCGCCCCGCGCTACGCCTCGTTACCGGGGGTGCGTCATGAGTTGGCGGTCGGTAGAAATGTGGACGGTCGCGTGCGACGCGCCGGGCTGCGATGCCGTGTTCAGTGGCGGCGACTGCGACGGGATCGTGGCCTGGACGGCCCGGGGCAGCGCCGACCGGTGAGCGGCTACGGCGCGAAGCCTCGCTGGTCGGCCAAGACCGGCTGCTGCGGAACCGAGCACGCTGGCTCCGAATTGGCGGTGGACCGCGCGGTCAAGAGCCACGTCAAGACGTGCCTGGGCGCGGGGCGCGTCACGTGGCGGGTCGAATGCGACTGCGGTTGGGTTCACGTCGGTCAACGCGCCGAGTGTCGTCGCGCCTTCAAGGAACACCTTGCCGAACGCGACTACGAGCCGCTGCCGCTGTTGGATGCGCCATGAACCGGCTCGCCGACGACGACCCCGAGGAATACCTGCGGTTGAAGGCCGAAGCCGACGAGGCCTGGGCTACGCGCGATTGGAACGTGTGGGGTGACCGGTGAGCGGCAGGCGGGGCAGGCCGGTTCCTGCCCCGCCGCCGCCCGACGAACCGGGCGGCACGTGGGTGTGCCGCCTGTGCCCCGGCGTGCGGCCGCAACGCGGCACCCTGGCCGACGCGCACGACCACTACATGCAGGCCCACTACCAACCCGAAAGGATCTCGCCACCGTGACGTGGTTCAAGATGGACGACTCCGCATACGACCACCCCAAGGTGATCGGGCTGTCGGACGGGGCGTTCCGGCTGTGGGTGACGGCGGGGCTGTACTGCTCCCGGCACCTCACTGACGGGATTGTCGCGCCGGGGGTGCTGCGGGTGTTGCAGGCGAAGCAACGCCACTGCGACGAACTGTGGGCCGCTGGCCTGTGGATACCGCTGCCCGAGGGTGGCTACCGCTACCACGACTGGGCCGAATACCAGCCTCTGCGATCCGAGGTGGAGGCCCGGCGTAAAGCGACGCGGGAACGGGTCGCCCGGCACCGCGACAAGAAGAACGGCAGGTTCGGCGGATGACCGGTAACAGCGCACGTAACGCGGCATGTAACGCCGTTACTAACGCGCACGGTAACGCCGTTAGTAACGCCCGCCCCGACCCGACCCGTATATGCAATCACTCGCTGCGCTCGCTCTGCATATCGCCCCCGGCGCTCCGCGCCGTAGGGGGCGTTCATGGCTCGCGAAGCCCTGAAAGTACATGTAGTTAGGACCGGGAAATGACCGAAACCGACCGGAAACTCGGCTACGCGGCAGCCGTCTCAGCCGCCCGAACCAACACCCAAATGCCACCCAACGCCCGCCTATACCTCATCCGCGCATCCCTGTTCTGCGACGACAAAGGACGCACCCGCTACGGCCCCGCCACCTACGCCCGCGACATGTCCGACACCCCCGAGAACGGCCAGCTCGCCGTCAACTGGCTCACCGCCGCCGGGCTGATCGTCAACGACGTAGACGACAACGGCATCGAATGCTGGCGGCTCACCCACTACGACTGGGCAGCGCAAACCCTCATCACCGGCTACGGCCCCGAAGCCGGGCTACCCCGAGACGGCCACCCCCCCGGCTACGGCAAACCCGTCCACATGGCCCTCACCCCACCCACCGGCAACCTCAACTTCACGCCCCCCACCTGGGACCAGATCGCCCCCACCATCGCCCCCCCACCCCAACCCAAGGAGAACTCATGACGTGCCACACCCTCGTCACCGACCGCACCGGCCAAGTGCTCTACTCCTGCGACAACCCCGACTGGCTCCACACCGACGACCACCACGACCCCCGAACCGACCAACGCTGGCGCATCATCCACGACAACGGCAGCCTCAACATCATCGTGCGAGGCGCACGATGAACACCGACAACCCCCTGTGCACCGGCACCCACACCGAACCCACCCTGCCGCTACCCGGCCTCGCCTACTGCGGAGGCTGCCTCAACCGGCTACACCACCACCTCACCGACCTCGCCCACCACCGCGCCATCCTCCCCGCCTTCACCCGGCCAGGGCGGCGCGCCCCATCCGGTCCCAAGACCGGCCCCAGCGGCAAACCCGCCCCGCCAGCCCCCGCCAACCTCGACGTCCTCGCCGCCCTCGACCCACGCAGCAAACCCGAACCCGGACAATGGCCCATCGACGCCACCATCCGCGCCTGGTTCACCCACTGGATGCAGGCCATGAACGCCCGGCCCCCCTACAACACCGACCCCCTCATCCAACTCACATGGATGATCGAATCCGCGGACTGGATAGCGACCCACCCGACCGTCGCCGAATTCCACACCGCCATACGGCACACCGCCGCCGCCGCCCGCCGCCTCACCGCCGACACCCCAACCCCGCCCGTCGGCTCCTGCCCCGAATGCGCCGGGCGCCTACACCCCCGCTACGGCGCCGTCGCCTGCCGCGACTGCGGAACCCACTGGCACCACCACCAACTCCACGACCTCATCGGCACCGTCCAACCCGACCGGCCCATCCCCATCCAAACCGCCTGGGTCGCCAACCACCTCGGCATCCCCGAACGCACCCTCCGCTACTGGGCAGCCAAAGGCCACATCCGCCGCCACGGACGCGGATACATCGACTACGGCGACGTCCTACGCATCATCAAAGGCGCCGCAGCATGAGCAGGATGCTACGGGGTGAATCATGAGGACGGTGACACGCCGACAGGAAGCCCAGATGCTTGACCAAACCCCAGCCATCTGCCTACCTTGCCGTTTGTCGGGGTACACGCACGCCCAGACACAAACGCTCGCGGGCAGTCCCGCACCGCCGGAACTAGGGGCACCGGCCCACGCGGGGAGCAAGGCCCACCCCCCGCCGCGCGGAAACAGGGCCACCCCGCCAGTCGGCACGGCAGCGGGACCAGGGCGCCACGCATGACCAGGCGTAGCCAGCCGCTCCCCTCCGACTGGCCCCAACTCCGAGCACTAACCCTGGCCCGCGACAACTACGTGTGCCAACTCGCCTACCCCGGCTGCACCCACACCGCCAGCCACGTAGACCACATCATCCCCGCCAGCCAAGGCGGCACCGACCACCCAACCAACCTCCAATCCGCCTGCCCCAACTGCCACAACCGCAAAACCGCAGCCGAAGCCAACACCGCCCGCTGGGCAAACGCCCCCCGCCGCACCCGGCCACCAGAACAACACCCAGGACTGCTATGAACAACGGCGCCGACTTCACACTCGCCCTCCTTGACGAGTGCCCCACCGACCCCATGAGCGACGCCCTCCACGCCCTCACCGCAGCCCTCAAAGCCGAAAGCCCGCTACAGCGCAGCCACCCGAGCGGGTGGGGGGTAACCCCCTGACCGCCCCCCGCGACGGCCCCGGGACGGCATAGGCGCTCGGACCCTGTACGGGTTTGCTGGTTTCTGATCCACCGATTAACCCCCCTGGAAGGCCCCCCAGTGATTGCTCCTGATCTTGTTCCGTTGGCTGTGCCGATTGATTCGTTGCGTGAGTTGCCGGGGAATCCGCGTCGGGGTGATGTGGGGGCGGTGGCTGGTTCGTTGCGGCGGTTCGGGCAGCGGAAGCCGATTGTGGTTCGTCAGGATGGGACGATCATCGCGGGGAATCACACGTGGAAGGCTGCGCGTGAGTTGGGGTGGGATCAGATCGCTGTGGTGCGTGTCGCGGACGACGATCAGGAGGCGTTGGCGTTCGCGTTGGCGGATAACCGGACTGGCGACCTGGGCGTGTACGACGATGAGGCGCTGTTGGACCTGCTGAACGAGGTGGATACCGGCCCTTCGGGGTTGGCGGGCACTGGCTACACCGACGATGATCTAGCCGCGCTGCTGCATCTGATTGAGCCGCCTGACCTGGATGATCTGGCCGACACGATTGGCGACCCGACTGAGGACGACGGGCTGGTGCGTGTGCCTGTGCGGCTGCCAGCCGAGTTGGCGAAGGCGTTTGAGGACGCGCTGGGCAATGACCATGTGGCGGCTGTGAGTAGGTGGCTTGATGGGGGCTGACGGTATCGAGTTCCCCGTCAACACTTTGGCGAGTTTCTTCTACTACCGGCAGCAGGACATGGCCGCGCTGCACGGTCTGGGGATGCGCATCATCGGGGACTCCGGGGCGTTCTCCGCTGACTCGCAGGGGGCACCGATTGACCGCGACGAGTTCTTTGCGTGGGCGCGTAGGTGGCGCCCGAACTTGCATTGGGTCGCTGCTCTTGACGTGATCGGCGATGCCGAGCGGACGTGGCGGAACTGGCGTGCCAGCCCGGTCGATCTGGGCTTGGTCCCGACGCTGCATTACGGCTGCGACCCGCGCGAGATGGACCGGTATGTCGCCGAGGGTGTGAGCCTGATGGGGCTTGGCGGGATGGTGAGGTTCCGTGCCGAACCGAAGCGGCTGCTGCGCTGGTGTTTGAAGGTGATGCGGTATGCGCGGGACACACACCCGCACGTGCGGTTCCACGGCTGGGGGGTCAGTAACCCCGAACTGCTCATGAACCTGCCGTGGTGGTCCGTGGATTCTTCTGGGTTCGGCGCCGCGTACCGTTTCGGTCGGTTGGCTTTGTGGGACCCCGCAACCAAGAAGCACCGAGGCGTCGCGATGGACGGTCGGCAGTCTGCTGGGGTGGCCGCGTTGCTGCGGCAACACTACGGGGTGCGGTGGGACGAGATCACCCGTTCAACGTCGGCTACCCGCCGCACGGTCATTCGTGTGTCGATCAGGTCGATGCAGCTGCAAGAGGCGTACTTGCAGCAGCGTTGGCAGGTCGCGCCGCCCCCGTCGCTTGAAGGCGACGGGGTGGGTCCACAGATTCACTTCGCGGATTCAGCCCCCAGGAATTGGCTAATGGCGCTGACACCACCACTAGGGAACGAGGAAACAGCATCGTGACGATCTGGCTATCACTGTCAGGCGGGATGGATTCGGCAACATTGCTCGCCGAGGCTGTGTCTACCGGCGACGAGGTGCGCCCGGTCGGGTTCGACTACGGGCAGCGGCATAGCCGCGAGCTGCTTAACGCCGCGCAGCTGGCCGAGCACTACGGCTGTCCTTTCCGTGTGGTGGGGTTGTCCCGTCTGCGTTCCCCGGCGCTCACGGACGGCGCCCAGGTGCCGCACGGGCACTACGCGGCTGACACGATGACCGCGACCGTGGTGCAGGGCCGGAACTTGTTGTTCGTGGCGCAGCTTGTCGGGTTGGCCCAGCCGCAGGACGAGGTGTGGGTGGGTGTCCATGCTGGCGACCACGCGATCTACGCCGATTGCCGCCCGGCGTTCGTTGAGCCGCTGGCCGCGGCTGTGCAGCATGGCTACGGGGTGACGTTACGGGCGCCGTTCCTGACCATGACGAAGGCGCAGATAGCGCAGCGGGGCGGTGTCCTCGACGTGCCCTACGGGCTTACGTGGTCGTGCTACGAGGGCGGCGAGTCGCATTGCGGTCGGTGTGGGACATGCGTGGAGCGCGCCGAAGCGTTCCACCTGGCGGGTGTGGACGACCCCACCCACTACGCCGATCCGGGCTACTGGCGGACGCAGGTCGAAGCATGATCGTCGTGGCCTGCGGTAAGAAGAAGAAGAACGCGCCTGCCGCCGCGAAGGACTTGTACATCGGCACAAGTTTCGTGTTGGCGCGTAAGGCTGCCGAGGCGACTGGTGAGCCGTGGATGATCCTGTCGGCACGGCACGGCCTGGTATCCCCGGACCTTGTGCTCGCCCCGTACGACCAGACGTTGCGTACCAGGGCCGACGCTGCCCGGTTGACGGCACTTCTTCGACGTCAGCGGCTCCCGCTGGCGGTCGTGTCCTGGTGCCCCGATCTTTACAACCGTGCGCTGGAAGGCGCAGGCGTGCGTGTGGCGGAACCGTTGCGCGGAATGCGGTTCGGGTACCGCAGTCAGTATTGGGCGAGGATCGCCGCGCGACGACGGGGGGCTGCGTGATGTGGGTAATCAGCAAGGAGCATTCGTTCTCCGCGTCGCATGTGCTGGCAGGGCTCCCGGAAGGGCACCCGTGCGGACGGTTGCACGGGCATAACTACAATCTGCGGATCACGGTGAGCGCCGATGAGCTCGACGCTACGGGGTTCGTTGTGGACTATCACGACCTGGCACACTTCACCGGCTGGGTGGATGAGCGGCTGGACCACCGACACCTTAACGACGTCGAGGTGCTGCACCGTATCCACGCGGACCTGACGGGCTCCGTGGAGGACTGGCACCGCATGAACCCCACTGCGGAGAACCTGTCCATGGTGCTGTCGCGGGTGCTGCGTAACAGTCTGAGCGCTGAGGCGCGCGGGCTCACTGTCGCCGTGGCCGTGTCGGAAACGCCGAAGACGTGGGCGACATGGCAGTCCTGATGCGCGAGTGGACGTTACCGGTCGCGGACGTCTTCGGGCCGGTGTGGCAGGGTGAAGGCCCCCATGCTGGTTTGCGCTGCTCGTTCCTGCGTCTGGGGTTGTGCAACCTGCATTGCGAGTGGTGTGACACGGCGTACACGTGGGACCGTGACCGGTTCGATGTGCAGGCGGAATGCCCGCCGCGTGACGCCGCCTGGATACGCGGCGAGCTGGCAGGTCACGGCACCGACCGGCTCGTGTTGACCGGTGGTGAGCCGTTGATTCACCGCCGCAATGAGGCGCTGCTGGACGTGCTGACGTGGTGGCGGGCAGCCGGTCGCACGGTCGATGTGGAAACGAACGGAACTCTGCCGCCCCCGGCGTGGCACCAGTGGATTGATCTGGCTGCGGTGTCCCCGAAACTCGGCCAGAGCGCCGACGCGTACGACCGGAGGATCAGGCCCGATGTGCTCGCCGAATGGGCGGGACTGCCCCAGGCCGTCCTCAAGGTGGTGTGCCGTGACGGCACCGACGTCGCCGACCTGGCACGCAAACTGCATACATGGGGCGACTGGTCGCCTGACCGGGTGTGGGTGATGCCCGAAGGTGACAGCGCCAGCGACGTGCTCGACACGGCGCGGGAGATCGAGGAGTCGGTGACCGACTGCGGGTTCAACTTGACCTTGCGGATGCACACCCTCATCTACGGGAAGGAGCGTGGCCGGTGAGCTGGCCTGAGGACCACATGCGTGACGTGATCGACGCGATGCCAGACGCCGATGTGGCGCTGCTGGGGGTGCGGGCGTTGCTGCGCCTGGCCGGGCGGGACCCGGACGAGCCGGGCATCGTTGACACCCCGGCGAGGGTGCTGCGCGCATGGTCGGAGCAGACATCGGCGCCGGGCGACCCGGCGCAGCTGCTGGCGGTGCAGTTCCCCGACGCGGCGCAGTATGACCAGATGATCGCGGTCGGGCCGGTGCCGTTCGCGTCGGTGTGCGAACACCATCTGCTGCCCTTCACCGGTCACGCGTGGGTCGCCTACATACCCAACGGTAAAGGCGTCGTCGGGTTGTCGAAACTGGCGCGGCTTGTGGAGCATTACGCACGCCGACCGCAGATCCAGGAACGGCTCACAGCGCAGATCGCCGACGCGCTGGTGGAGCACCTGGACCCTGTGGGTGCCGGGTGTGTCGTGCGGGCCTCGCACACATGCATGACGTTACGGGGGGTGCGTAAGGACGGGGCGCTCATGACCACCTCGGCTATCCACGGTGAGTTGAAGGACCAGCCTGCCGCGCGTGCCGAGTTCATGGCTCTCGTCGGGCTAGGACCCTGAGGCGCGCGTGGCCGCACTGGAGGCCAGCAATTCACCGGGGGGTCTGGGCGACGCACCCGGGTGACCCGGTGCCACAGTGGCGCGTGTCGGTGGACTCGTGGGCTGAGAGCGGCGTCATGGGCGAGGCGGAAGACCCGCTGGCCGCTGTGCTGTGGCTCCTGCATCGGGTGTCGCTGCTCCAGGGGGTCGATCATAGCGAGGTCGCTGACGCGCTCGCCCGCATCGTCGCGGTGTGTGAGGGCCAGGTCGGTGACGGCTGGAAGGCCGACCCTGACGGCATTGTGCTGGAGCGTGTCGTCCAATGGCTGCTGGATCCTCTGAGCCGCAATGACTGGAAGTGCGTGGCCGACCGCGCCGCCGCGTGGTTGCGCTCTCTGACGGACGGTGCGTCATTGAGCGGGGCGTGGGCGCGAGATGCCGATAACGAACGGGGGCACATGCTAGGCAGGACAGGGGCGGTCATGAGTGAGTGGAGAGGGCTGCACAACCCGGAGCGGCACGAGGCGTTCACAGTGGGCGGCGCGAACCCTTGCGTCTCATGCAACATCCTATGTGACAGCGAGTACCCCTGCCGCTGCTGTCTGCAAGCCGAAGTCGAGCGGCTGACCGGCAACTGGGAGGATGCCATCCTGCGGGGCAAAGACCTGATTCGCCAAGTCATCGATCTTGAGGCTAAAGCAAAGCGACTGACCGTCAAGATCGAGCAGGTCAAGCAGGCCGCTGCCGAGTCCCTGGCCGACCGTGACCGGCGCATCGCGGCGGCGCTGGCGCTGCTGCAACCTGACGCAGGTGGGTGGTGCGACTGCCTCGCACATCGCATCGGACGCGCCCTGCGGGGTGAGTCCGATGAGTGAGTGCACCTGCACCCTGACCCGCCACTGGGTCGATGGCAGCGCCATCATCACCTGCGACGACGACTGCCAGTGCGTCCCGTGCGGTTGCGCCAGGACACGGCCCTGCGACTGCGACAACTGCGACGACATGGCAATGCGGGGTTGACGGATGAACGGCATCCCACTCGGTCGCGTGGACTGGTGGTCAATCCGCCCCGGGCCACTCGACCCACCCGACCCCGAAGCCTGCACCTGCTGGTGGACGCGCGGCGACGACGGGCAGGCCGAATGCGGCGACGACTCGTGCCGCTGCCATGAGCACTGCGAGCAGGAGACACCGATGAGCAAGTGGAGAGGGCTGCACAACCCCGACTGGCATGATTCCGTGGGTGTCCGCGCCTGGTGCCGGTGCGGGACGTGGTGCTCCGAAAGCGCAGAGTGCGACTGCTGCGAACTGGTGGAATTGCGCGCCGAGGTGGAGCGGCTGACCGCAGCGAACGAGGTCCTGGTGGTCATATCGGTCAAGGCCGGGAAGGGCATGGCCCAACTGACCGATCAGGTGGACGCTGTGCGCCGGGTGCTGGCCGAATCCCAGACCGGCATCGTGGCTGAGTTGCGGGAGCAGATCGAGGCGGCGTTGCGTGGCGAGGACGAGTGGACGATCGAGGCTGAGCGGGGTGAGTCGTGATCCGCCCCGAGGACTGCACGTGCCCACGCTGGCAGCCGACACAGTGCGGACCTGACGGCACACCGGAGGACTACTGCTGCCCGGACGATGCGTGCCGATGCCCGGTGCACTGCTGGGACGAGGATGAGGACCGCCCGATGTGGGAGACCTTCGAGGCGCTGGCGGTGGCCGATGAGTGACCACTACGTCGCCTACCTCCAGGCGCACCTTCGTGAGGTGACGGCCGAGCGTGACCGTGCCGTGGCGCGTGCTGAGCGGCTGCAAGCCGGGCTTGACGCGCATGATCGCACGGGTGCACCCGAAACACGACGAAAGCGCCTGAACCGATGTGTGATCCAGGCGCTTTGTCGTACCCCTGCGCTACCCTGCCCCTTTTTGTTGGCCTGCCTCCCCGCCCTTCCCCCGCCCCGGCCTCGTCCTGAGCCAGCGCCCGGATGGTGGCTTCCTTCCACACCCTGGGCGTCCCGCTGGCCCGCCGCGCCGCGCGCGGCACCCGGCAGAATCCGCGGCATGGGTCGCCGGGCGGGCCACCCCGGCGCCCGCAACCTGGCCGACGCGTGGCCTTGCATACACGTAGACAGCGGCCACCTGAACCCTGCACAGGTGGCCGCTGTCGTAGCGGAAGTTAGCGGGATGCGCCGCGCCGCTTAGGCGGGCGCCCCGCCCCGTAGCCTTGACCGGGGCGCCGCGCGATCCACGCCTCGATAGTCACCGCGTCCCAGATGGGGCTGTTGCCGACCCTGCCGTCCGGTGGGGGAAGGTCGCCGGGGCGCGGCTTCCCGGCGCGGCGGCGCTGCTCGGCCCTGCCGTGGTAGGTGCGCGCCGACCCGACGGTGATCCCCAGCCGTTCGGCGATGGCCGCGAGGTCCATTATTGTGGTTCCTTTCACGCTAACTAGATTGACACGTCCGGGCCGTCTAACGCGAGCGCCGCGCCCCCCCGCAACGCCACGCGCAGCGCCTGAATCGCGGCGGAGCGGGTGGCGCCGGTTGCGTCCTCGTAGTCGAGGCCGTCGGCGCCGAACCGCACGGCGATCCATTCAGCGCCTTCCGGCGCTTTCTGCCGCAACTCTGTGTACAGAAACCCGCCGTCGGGCAGCCGCACCGCGCTGCGCTGCGTACTGCCGAAGAACTCCAGCGCACCGGCGCTGAAGTAGTAGTGCCCGGCCTGCCTATTGAGCCGTTCTAACGCCTTGAGCGGCGTCACGTCTGAGGTGGTCATTACGGTGGTCCTTTCCGGTTGGATATACGCCGGAAGGGGGGCGGGGGCGGTTCGCGCGCCCCCGCCCCCTTCCGTTGGGGGTCGGGTCAGACCGCGAGGCTCATGGCCTGCACGGCGGTCGTCTCCATGAACCAGGCATCGTCGGTGCCGTAGTTCTGCGCGGCGGCGGTGATGGCGTGCATCAGCCCGCCGCTGGTGCGCTGCCCGCCGTCGATGAAGTAGTTGAGGATGTCGGCCTGCATCGCCTCGGTGTAGGCCAACTTCTTCCCCAGCGCCTCGACGGACTTCTGCGGGTCGGCGATCTCGCGCCCGGCCTCGGCCTCAAGCCGGGCGATGGTGCGGGCCATGTACTCGGTGTCCAGGAACGTCGCCACCGAGTCGCGAGCCTGGGCCGTAACCAGCGCCAGGTTCTTTTCGTGCGTGTCGCTTGACCAGCGCACCAGGCCCTCGCCCATCTTCGCGCCGAGGTGCACCGACCGGGAGGCGTCCTTCGTGATCGTCATGCCGTTGTCGCAGACCTGAACGACGAGCCTGGGCGTGATGGCGAAGGCGCCGTTCCCGACCTCCGAGTTAGAGACCACGAACCCGGCGAACACCGTGGGGTTGTCGTCTCCGGTCTGGCCGCTGAACGGGCTGCGGTACCCCTTGAGCAGGGTCGGGGCCAGCGCCTTGACTTCCTCGGCGACGACCCGCACCGTCATCCGGTTCTCGGACAGGTCGCCTGTGATGCGCGGGGTGATCCCGGCCTGCTTGATGCCTTCCAGCGCCGCCATCAACACGTCAAGGTTGTCGATGATGCGGTAGGAGTCGGTGAGCAGCGCCCGGACGACGGCCCCGTCGGTTTCCCCGCGCGGGTCTTGGGTCAGGGTGCGGACCAGGAACTTGCGGGCGTCGCCTTCAAGCCAGGAGTTGATGTTCTCGGCGTACAGGTCGGGGCGCTGCTGCTTCATCCGGCGCAGGTAGGCGCGGGGGATCTGCAACTTGTCGGACACGCCGTTGTCGAACGTCTCCCAGGTGGTGTGTTCGACGGTCGGGGTGGTGACGCCGTCGTCGGCGAGGACCGGTTCGCCGTCGAGCATGAGCCGGGTGCCTTCCATGCGGAGCAGGCCAGCCGGGGCGATCACGTCTCGGCGGGCGCCGTGCCAGGTGGTCAACTCGGCGTGGAGGGCGGGGAGGGTTGCGTTACGCATGATGCGTTTCCTTTCGGGGTTGGTGGGGGCGGGGCGCCCCCGGGTTGGGGTTGGGTTTAGGCAGTGGGGACGAGGGTGGCTTCGTAGCGGTGACCGCCGTACGGGTCGCCGCACAGGTCGCAAGGACTCCACGAGAAGAAGCCCTCGCCGCCGGTCCCGAGCGCCACGCGGTAGCCGTCCTCGGCCAGCGACGCGACGGCGGCGGCGTAGTTGTCGCAGGCCTCGCACGGCTCGTCGCACGGCGCGTGCTCGCCGTTCGCGACGAGCACCAGGCAGGTCTCGCAGATGTTGATGTTGTCCATGAGGGTTCAGGCCTCCCTGGCGATCAGTTCGAGGGCGTGCATGACGTTGGCGAGCAGTTCTTCGTTCTGCGCGGTCCGCACGGGGAGTTCGTGGTGGCCGTCTACCGGGTCAACCTCGACGAGCGAGGCGACGCCCTTAGCGTTAACGATCCGGGCGTAGATCACGCCGTTGACGGTGGCGGTGACGGCTGGCATCTGCGGCTTCTTCATGGTGCTTACGCCTCCTTGACGACGAAGATGGGGTCGCCGTCGAGAATGTGGACCTGGCGGGTGCGGCCTGCGGCCCACTCGACGGTGGCGCGCATCCCGGCGGGCGACGGCTTGCAGGTGAGGACGGTGTAGTAGTTACCGGCGCCCCACTCGATACGCATGCCCGGCTTGATCTGGGCTGGTGTGATCTGGCGCATTGCGGGCCTCCTTGGTGCGGCTCAACTTGTTATTAGAACTATAACCATATTTCGGGGGGGAAGTAAAGCCTTTCCGCGAAACAAGTTTCAGGAGTTCCCCGGCGTCATGACCGCACCCAACCCGCCGCGCCCCCTCGGCACCGAAGGCACCAAAGTCTGGAACGCGTGGTGCCGCCGCGTTGACGACCGCGACCGCCTACTCGCCCTGTGCGAAGCCGTAGACGAACGCCTGTTCCTCCGCACCAAAGTCCTGCGCGGCGAAGTCGTCCCCGCCGAACGCGACGGCCTGCGCAAACTCGACCGCGAAATCGAAGCCGCCCTGACCGCCGTCCGCAAAGACGCGCAGTGGCGCGCCTACGCCCGACGCCGGTAACCGAACCTGAGAAAGGGGGCGCACCACCCATGCGCGGACCCATCCCCAAACGCACCGAGACCCGCCGCCGCCGCAACGACACCGGCGTAGAGGCCGTCACCGTGGACGACGGCCCCATCTCCGAGGCCCCGCCTTTACGCGACGGCCTGCACCCCCTCGCCGTCGCCTGGTACAACGCCCTCGCCGAATCCGGGCAGGCCCGCTACTACGAGCCGTCCGACTGGATGCAGGCGCAAGTCCTGGCCGAGGCCGTCGCCGAATTCGCCGAGAACCCGTCCAAAGCCGCCATGCTCAACGCGATCCTGTCCGGTTCAACGTCGCTGCTCGTCACGGAAGGGGACCGCCGCCGCCTGCGGCTCGAACTCACACGTACAGGACCGGACCCCGATGAAGAAGCCGCCGTCCTCGCCATCGCCGACTACCAGCAGCGTCTCGGTTCATGACCGCCTCGTCACCATCCCGCAGGAACTTCCCCGGCTAACCCTCGGGTGGGAAGTCGTACGGTGGGCCACCACCTACCTACGCCACCCCAACGGCCCCCGCGCGGGGCAGCGGTGGCGGTTCGTTGACTCGCAAGTGCGGTTCCTGCTGCACTGGTACGCCGTCAACGAGGATGGCACCTGGGTGTACCGGCACGGCGCCCGCCGCCTCGCGAAAGGCAGCGGCAAGTCGCCGTTCGCGGGGCTGATGGCGCTGGCCGAGTTCACCGCCCCCGTCCGCCTCAAGGACTTCGACCCGAAGGCGCCCGGCGGCTGCGTCGGCAAGCAAGTCCCCATGCCGCTCGTGCAACTCGCCGCCGTATCCGAGTCCCAAACCACCAACACCATGCGGCACGTCCGCGCCATGGCCCCGAAAGGCTCCCGGCTGGTGCGCGAGTTCGGGCTAGACGTAGGCAAGACCATCTTCTACCGCCCCGACGGCGGCGCCCTCCAGGTCATCACGTCCGCCGCCGAGTCCGCTGAGGGCGCCGAACCGTCGTTCCTCGTCGCCGACGAAACGGAACACTGGCACGCCAGTAACGGCGGCATCGAGTTCAACCAGACCCTGGACCGTAACCTCCGCAAGTCGGGGTCGCGGATGCTGGAGACCTGCAACGCGTGGGAACCCGGCATTGATTCGGTAGCCGAGGCCACCTGGGATTCCTACGTGGCGCAGGAGGAAGGCCGCACGCGCGGCGAATCGTCCATCCTGTACGACGCGCGCATCGCACCCCCGGACACGAACCTCGCCGATGAGGCGTCCCTGACCGCCGCGTTGGAGCACGTGTACGGCGACTGCTTCTGGGTGCCGACCCGGGAGATCAGGGAAGCAATCTGGGACCCGCGCACCCAACCCGACAAGTCCCGCCGGTTCTACCTCAACCAGCCCACCGCCGCTATCGACGCGTGGGTCACCCCGCAGGAATGGTCGGCGCTGGCGCGCCCGGAAACGCAAGTCGCGCACGGCGACGAGGTCGCCCTGTTCTTCGACGGGTCTAAGAGCGGCGACGCTACCGCCCTCGTAGGCTGCCGCATCTCCGACGGGCACCTGTTCCTGGTCGCCGCGTGGGAACCCGGCCCCAGCCGCGACCCCGTACCGGTCCTAGAGGTCGATGCGGCCGTGGCGTTGGCGTTCGCGACGTACCGGGTGCGGGCGTTCTTCGCCGACGTGCGGGAGTGGGAATCGTTCACGAAAGTGTCCTGGCCCGAGGAACACGGCGACGACCTCGACGTGTGGGCGGAATCCGCGACCGGGAAAGACCCGCAGCGCATCGCCTGGGACATGCGTAACCACACGATGGACTTCACGAAGGCCTGCGAACTGATGCACGCCGAGATTCAGCAGGGCGCCCTCACCCATGACGGGTCGGACGTGCTGCACCGGCACATCGTCAACGCGCGGCGCCGCCTCAACAAGTGGGGCACGTCTATCGGGAAAGACTCGCCCGGCTCCCCCCGGAAGATCGACGCCGCCGTCGCCGCCGTCGGGGCGCGCATGGTGCGGCGGCGTGTCCTCGCCGAGGACGCCCGTAACGGCGCCAAGAAACGCACCCGCAGCGGGCGCGTCGTCGGATTCTGACGCACAACCCAAAGACCGAAAGGGGCAAGCCGCCGTGCTTGACGTGGAAACCAGCATCGACACCGCAGCGGCCCGTACCGTCACCCCGGAACAGGTCGGCGAAGCCCGCGCCGTCGTCGCCGAACTGATGGCGGCCCGCACCGCGGAACAGGCCCGCTTCGAGAAGATCCGCAGATACCTACGCGGCAAGCACGACAGCGTTTACGTGCCGCCCAAAGCCGCCACCGAGTTCGAGTGGCTCGTGGAACGCGCGAAAGTGAATCTGCTCCCGCTGATCGTGGACACCCCGGCGCAGGCGATGTTCGTGGACGGCTACCGCAGCATCGAGGCGACCGAGAACATGCCCGCCTGGGAAGGCTGGCAGGCGAACCGGATGGACGCCCGGCAGACCGGGCTACACCGCGCCGCGCTGGCCTACGGGACCGCCTACAACCTTGTGCTGCCCGGCGCGCCCGTGCCGGTGTGGTACCCGCTGTCGCCACGCGCGTGCACCACCGCCTACGAGGACGTGACGCAGGACGAATGGCCCGTGTACGCGCTCATCTACAAGGCCCTCCGGTCCCACGTCGAAGTGACGCTCGTGGACGACCGGGCGCTGTGGAGATTCGCTGGCAAACACCCGGAAGAAGGGCAGACGGTCGCGCTGGAGTTCCAGCAGGTCGAATACCACGACCTGGGGGTGTGCCCGGTGGTGCGGTACGTCAACCGGTACGACCTCGACGGGGAGATCGTCGGGGAAGTCGAACCCATCATCCCCGTGCAGGATCAGGTGAATTTCACGACGTTCGGGCTGCTGATGGCGCAGCAGTACGCCGCGTTCCGGCAGCGGTGGGTAACCGGCATGGCCATCCCGACCGACCCGTCCGGGAACCCCGTCGAACCGTTCAACTCGGCAGTGAACCGGCTGTGGGTCGGGGAGGACCCGGACACGAAGTTCGGGGAGTTCGGGCAGACGGCCCTCGACGGCTACCTAGCAAGCCGGGATTCGAGCATGCGGAGCATGGCGACGATGGCGCAGTTCCCGCCACACCACCTGATGGGGCCGATGAGCAACATCAGCGGGGAAGCCCTCAGCGCCGCCGAGATTCAGCAGACCCGCATGGTTACGGAGCGTAAGCAACTCGCAGGAGAATCGCACGAGCAGTCGTTCCGGCTGCACGCCCTCGCCGCCGGTGACACCGCCGGATGGGAGGACACCACCGCGCAAGTGATCTGGCGGGACGTGAACAACGTCAACCTGGGGGCGGTCGCCGACGCCTGGGGGAAGATCGCCACGCAACTCAAGGTGCCTGTGGAAATGCTGTGGGAGAAGATTCCCGGCTGGACCCAGGCCGACGTGGAACGCGCCCGCGCCATGACCGAAGCCGCCGCCGGGGACTCCATGACGCAACTCATCGGCGCCCTCAACGAGCAGACCCAGGCCCTCACCGCCCAGCAGCCCGCCCCGGAGGTACCGGCCAATGGAGACAAGCCCGCTTGAGGTGGGGCGTATCCTCGCCGCGAAGCGCGCCGAACAGGTCGCCGTGGCCCGCGCGGTTCAACGCCAAACCGCGATCCTGTGGCGCGTCATGCAGGCGGCAGACCTCCAAGCCCGGCACGCCGAATGGGTGGCCGCGCAGACCGCCGCGATTGTCGCGGGGCGCCGCGCCGCCGCCACTTCCGCCGCGAAGTGGTACAACCGGCAGCGCATCGCCGAGACGGGGCAGCCCCTCCCGGCGGACCTACCGGGCTTGCAGCCCCTCCCTGCGGGCGGGGCAGTCCCAGCGGCAGCCCTACAGTTCGGCCCGGACCTCGCGCAGCAGATCGCCACGTCGCTGCGGGTCACCGGACCCGTGCGCGTCAAGCGTGCCATCGCCGCCGGGAACCCGGTCGCAGCGGCAATGAACTCGGGCCTGACCGGGGTGACCGCCGCCACTCAACGCCTCGTGCTGGACGGCGGCAGGGAAGCCGAGATAGACCTGATCGGCGCCGACCCGCTCGTCACCTACTACGCGCGGGTGGCCTCGCCCACGGCCTGCTCCTTCTGCAAGATGCTGGCGTCACGCGGCCCCGTCTACACGGCTACGTCCGGGGCGTTCCGGTCCCACGACGGGTGCGACTGTGGGCTGCAACCCGTGTTCCGGTCCGAGGCGCGCCGCCGCGTCAACACCGGCTGGCCGGGGCGCAAGTCGAAGGTCACGGTCTACCCCAACCGGGTAGACCTGGCCGGGCTTACCGCAGGGAAGGCGGCAACCCCGTGACCGCGCTCGACAATTACCCGCTTGAACGCTGGCCGACCGCCGCCCTGGAGGCCGCGTGGCGGCAGTGGCGCGGCCCCGCCGTGGGCGCAGAACTTGAACGCCGCCGCAACACACCCCCACCCGAAAGGAACCAGCAGTGAGCGACACGCAAGACGCCCAGCCCGGCACCGACCAGCCGCCCGCGCCGCAGCCGGAGGGCGGCACCCCGCCCCCCGGCCCGGACACCCCCGACTACTGGCGCGCTCAAGCCGAAGCCAACGCCAAAGCCCTCGCCGACTTCCGCAAGGAGATCGAGGACAAAGACAAGACCGAGCAGCAGCGCCTCAACGACGCCCTGACCGCAGCGCAGACCGCCGCCGAACAGGCCCAAGCCGAAGCCCTGCGGTACCGGATCGGCCTCAAGCACGGCCTCCCCCCGCAGTGGATTCCGCGCCTGCAAGGCGCAACGGAAGCCGAGCTGGAAGCCGACGCCGCCGAACTCGCGAATTCCATCCCGCCCGCCTCCCCGCAGCAGCCCGCCCCGCGTAAGCCGCTCGCCACGCTGCAACTCGGTGGGACGGGCGCCGACAGCGGCGAGCAGCAGCCCGACTCCAACGAGACGTTCCGCACCCTGTTCCTGCCCCGCAAGTAAACCCGCAACACAACCCAACCCCAACCGAAAGGAGTAGGCGATGCCTACTTACAACCACGTGATCGAGCGCGGCACCGACGGCGACCCGCTGATCCCCGAGCCGATGGTGGCAGAGGTCGTCAAGGAAGCCGTCAAGGCGTCCGCACTGCTGTCCCACCCGGCGGTCCGTAAGGTCCGCATGTCCACCAAGACGCAGCGCCAGCCGGTCCTTTCCGTGCTGCCGCAGGCCTACTGGGTGTCGGGCGACACCGGCCTCAAGCAGACGTCCAAGGCCGAGTGGGAGAACGTCGTCCTGACCGCCGAGGAACTGGCGGTGATCGTGCCGGTGCCCGAGGCGTACATCGCCGACAGCGGCATCCCGATCTGGGACGAGGTGCGCCCCCTCATCGGGCAGGCGTTCGGGCAGAAGATCGACGCGGCGTGCATCTTCGGTGACGACGCCCCCGCCACCTTCACCACCAACATCTACGACCTGGCCGACGACGCGGACAACGTCGTCGTGGCGGGCACCGGGGCGGACCTGGCGGTGGACGTTGCCAGCATGGGCGAGACCCTCGCCACGCAGGGCTACTCTCTCAACGGGTTCATGAGCCGCCCCGGCTTCCAGTGGCGTCTGCGGGGCCAGCGCACCAACGACGGCCACCCCATCTACACCGAGAGCACCGGCCTGTACGGGATGCCGCTGAACGAGGTGGAGAACGGCGCCTGGGACGCGAACAACGCGGACCTGATCGGCGGCGACTTCTCCAAGGCCATCGTCGGCATCCGGCAGGACATCACCTTCAAGGTGTTCACCGAGGGTGTCATCTCCGACGGTGCCGGGAACGTCCTGCTGAACCTCATGCAGCAGGACAGCGTCGCTTTGCGGGTCGTGGCCCGCTACGGGTTCGCCACCGCGAAGCCGGTGACCACGCTCGAAGCCGACGACGCGCAGCGCGCCCCGTTCGCGATCCTGTCGCCCGGTTCCGCCTAGCCCCCGACCCGAACCCCGACCCCCATCCAGCCGCCCCCCCGGCAGAAAGTAGAGGCGCGCCGATGCCTGCCCTAGCCACTATTGACGACGTGACCGCGCTGGGCGCCGACCCCGGCGCGGTCACCGCGCAGATGTTGGAGCAGGCTTCGGCGCGTTTCCGGACCGAAGCCGGGGGCAACCAGATCGAGGTCACCGAATACGCGATGGTGTTGACCCCGTACGGCGGGGCGGTCGTGCTGCCGCACACCCCCGTCGTGCAGATCGGGCAGGTACGGTCCCTCAACGACGACGGTACGCCCGGCGCCGCGATCACCGGCTGGGTGTTCGACGGCAAGCAGGGACTCAACGTCCGCGGACTCGGGGAAGTATGGGTGAACGGCCCGGCCTACCGGTACGAGTACCGCAACGTGCACGTCACCTGGACCGCCGGGTACGACCCCATCCCGGAGGATGTGCGCTGGACGGTGGCGGCGATGGTGAAACGGGCTGCGGAGGCAGGCCCTTCAGGGGTCACGTCAGAGCAGATCGGGGACTTCTCCCGGTCGTTCGGCTCCTACACGGCCTCGGGCGCCTTCTCCATGACGAAGGAGGAACGCGCCGTAGCGGCCCGCTACCGCGCCGCGCGCGGCCTCACCATGCCGGTGGGGCAGGGGTGACCCCCGACGTAGCGGTGCTGGTGCCGATGCTCGGCAGGGCGCACCTGATGGGCGGGCTGAGGGATTCCCTGCACGCTACCTGCCCGTCAGCGCAGATCGTGTGGCTGGCGACCGCCGGGGACACGGACGTGGCCCGCGCCGCGCGGCTGCCCGACGAACGCCTGCTGCTGTTGCCACCGCGCCGGTACGGCGACTACGCCCGCAAAGTCAACTACGGGGTACAGGCGACCGGTAGCCCGCTGCTGTTCCTCGGCGCGGGCGACATACTGTTCCGGCCCGGCTGGTACGAGGCGTGCCTCGCCGCCCTCGCCCCCGGGATCGGGGTGGTCGGCACTAACGACCTGGGCAACCCGCGCACCGCCGACGGCAGGCTGTCCACGCACAGCCTCGTCACCCGGGACTACACCGAGCGCGGCACCGTGGACGATCCCGGCGTGCTGCTGCACGAAGGCTACTGGCACGAGTACGTGGACGACGAGTTCATCGGCACCGCTAAGGCGCGCGGCGCCTACGCGCACGCCCCCGACGCCCACGTCGAACACCTCCACCCCGCCTGGGGTAAACGCCCGCCCGACCGGCTAGACCACGAAGGGGCGCGGCGGATGGCCTACGGGCGGCGGCTGTTCAAGGCGCGGAGGCACCTATGGACGTAACCGTGGTCGTCGGCACGTACGGCGACCGGCGCTGGATCGACCTGGCCGAATCCCGCGCCCTCCCGTCGGCACGCGCCCAGGGCTGCCCCGTGATCCACGTGCACGGCGATACCCTCGCGCAGGCCCGCAACGCCGCCATCGAACTGGCGGAAACCACATGGGTGACGGTGCTCGACGCCGACGACGAACTGGCCCCCGGCTTCTGCTCCGGTCTGCTCGCCGGGACGGCCGATATTCGCGCCCCCCGCCTGGTTCGGGTGGATGCGGCGGGGCGCCGCTACCCGGTGCGCGGGCTGCCGCAGCGCAACATTGAGCGGCTGAACCCGTTACCGGTGTGCTCCCTGGCCCGGCGCGGGCAGGTGCTCGCCGCCGGGGGGTTCCGCGAATGGCCGCATTGGGAGGATTGGGGGCTGTGGCTCACGATGGTGCGCCGGGGCGCCACCTACGAGCACCTCACCGGCGCCACCTACTACTGGCATGTCAGCGCCGATTCCCGTAACCGCACGGTGCGTAACCCCCGCAGGCTTCACCGGCAGATCAAGGAAGCGTCATGGTAACCGTCGTCATGCCCCGTTCCGGGCGGGAAACCGCCGCGCGGGAAGCCGTACGCGCGTACGTCGCCGACCGGTACCGGCGGCTGCACCCCGAATGGGCGCTCGTGCACGCCGAAGCGCCCGGCGCCCGGTTCAGCAAAGGCGCCGCCGTCAACCCGCACCTCACCGGCGACGGCGTACTGATCGTCGCCGACGCCGACTCCTACACCGACCCGCGCGCCCTCACGCAGGCCGTAGAAGCCGTCGAGGCGGGCGTAGCCGCGTGGGCTGTACCTTTCACCGTCGTCAAGCGGATAGGGAAGGAGAGCACCGCTCTCGTCCTTTCTGGGGCTACCGTCGCCCGGCCACGCATCGAGCGCGCCGCGCGGGCGCTGCCTGGTGGCGGGATCGTCGTCGCTTCCGCCGAGGCGTGGGCCACCGTCAACGGGTACGACCCGCGTTTCCGGGGGTGGGGCGGGGAGGACGCCGCCGTCGGCACCGCACTGAGGCTGCTCGTCGGCCCGGCGCTCACCCCTACCATGCCGACCACGCTGTGGCACCTGTGGCACCCGGCTACGCGCCGAGTCGCCCCCGCCAACCGGGCGCTGTGGGACCGGTGGAGAGCCGCCCGGCGCGACCCCGCCGCCGCCGCCGCGCTGACCGCCGAATGGGAAGGCCCACGCCAATGCCTATCGTCGTGACCCCGCCGCCCGGCGACGCCGCCGACGGGCGCCTCCCGGCGCATCTGGTCCGCACGCTCGTATGGCACCGTGCCACCACCGGCTACGACCCCGCCGACGGCGC